TCCCGGCCTTCTTAAAAGTGTATCCAGTAAAACAATTAACAAAAGCGCAGAAGATATTTTATCCGATGCAGAAAAGGCTATTGCCAAAAAGAACGAAGAAGCCATCAAAGCAGCAGAGGAAACATTCGATGGTAACATTGAACTTGCGAGAGAGATTGATTTATCTCTTAGAATATCGGGGTCAGAAGGCACAGATAAAGTTGCCTCTAAAATAAAACTTGATCCAGAAGGTGTTGCTAGTGGAAAGAGAACCGCAAAAGAAATCGGTGAGCAGTTAGGTATAACAGATGAGTTTATAATCTCTATAGACCCAAGCCGTGACAAGCGACTAATTGCTGCAGGTATGGAGATACTCGAAGCGGGCAAGGTCAAGTACGACCCAACTAAGGAACGCTTTAGTGATGCATTAGGTAGGGCTATAACTCAAGTAGACTTTGGTGATGAGGGCTTAAAATCATTTAAAGATACTCTAAAAAAATACAATCTTTCCTCTGACGACATGCTTAATATTCTGATATCGGACCTTCAGAAAGCAGATGCTAGTGAGGCTGGTGCATTACTTGGGCGCAGAAGTGCGGCAAAACGTAAATTGATTAGACGCATTACAGACGCAGGTGCTGCAGAGATTTTTGGTCTGACAGAAGAAACAACAGCCACACTAAAGAAGTTAGATGATGCACTTGCTAGTGGAGATGCCCGTCAAATAATGCAAGCAACAGGAGAAGTCCAAGAAGGTATTACTGCTCGCGGGCTTGACCAGTTGCGTTTATCAATGATGACATCTCAAACTGCAACAACATTCCGTAACTTGGTATCTGGATACACTCGTGTAGGGTTTGATACAGTCACTAAATTATTTGACCGTTCTATTGCTAGTGGCCTTGGTCTTATAGGTAAGGGCAAGGGGAAGGTTAAATTATTTGAAGCAACACCTAACTCAGACATTGCGGCGGTTCTTGTTGGCATGACTAATCACACACGTTCTCGCGCCTTGCGTGAACTATTGAAGCAGTCGTCTCCTCGTAGATATCAGCAACTGTTTCGTGAGTTGACAGACATTGCTGATGCATCTGGTGAACTCAAGGGTCCAAGAACGTCTAAGATGCGACATCTAGCAAGAGAGTTGAATGCGCTTAATACTCTGCAGGACAATATGTTTAAACAATCATCCTTCTGGGGTGAACTTGCCCGTGAACTGAACGAGGCCGCTGCACGTGTGAAAGCAATTAATCCAGCGCAGGATGTGTCACAGTTTAATCTGGAACGTATGATGCGTTCTGGCAACTTTGGTGAACTGATTGAGCAACAAATCAAAGTTGGCGATACTGTAGTATTTGATGGTAAGGAAGTTGTAGACAGGGTTATAAGCAAGTCTCTGTACTTTACGTTTCAGCGAAGCCCAAGCAATCCTACCGCGAAGGCCATGGTCAATGCTGCACACTCTCTGCCATTTATTACCACGTCCTTCATGCCGTTCCCAAGATTTGTTGCAAATGCTTTACGTTTTACTTACGAATACTCTCCCGCATACTTAGTCTCTGGTATTCGTCAGGCACTAGCAAAGGATGCCAATAACTATGAAGAACTAGCAAAGGGTTTGACAGGAAGTGCATTTCTTGCGGGCGCTATTGCGTTTCGTAATAGTGAATATGCTGGGGATAGTTGGTATGAGGGTAAGACATTAGATGGAAAGACGTATGATCTTCGTCCTTTCTTTCCTGCAGCGCCTTACTTGTTTTTTGCTGATTTAATCACCCGCAAGTTAAAGGGTGAACCGCTTACTGGTGACAATAGTATTACTACTCAAGCAATTCAAGCATTATCAGGTACTCAATTCCGTGCAGGATTTGGTATATATGCATTAGATCAGGCGTTTAAAGATATATCAGAGGCACAGGATTTGGAAAAAGCGGCAGAAATTGCTGCCAATTTTACAGGAAATATTATTAACACATTCACTATTCCCTTCACCTCATTGCAAGATACCTTCAACACTTTTATTGCAGAGGATGAAGCAAGGATTGTTCGTGATGTCGATATGCAAATAAAGGATACAAAAGATTTTCTTACTTTGGTAGCCCGGCGTTCTCTTGCACGTATTCCATTGAATTATAAAATCGAAGAATATCTATCTGAGCAACTTGGTGTAAAACAATCTGAGTACTATGAGTCGGGAACACGTGCTGAAAAGTTGCGCAGGATTGCACCTATAAGCCGCCAAACCATGGGTATCTTAATGCAAGAAAGAAAGAATTTCTTTGAAGAAGAGATTGCCCGTTTGAAAATACCTCGTAGCGTTATCAATGCAAGGACAGGCGTACCTGAAGCAGACATGATGTTGGATGCTGCATATGGTGAATATATTACAAACTATGTAGTACCTCGTATGCAGACAGATACCTACAAAAACTTGGACAATACAAAGAAAGAAATATTTATCAAAGAACTAATATCAAACTATAAGTCTGATATACGAGAGGCAGTAGAAGAGAATGCTAAAGCTACTGCAGAATCTAGGTTTGGTTTTAATCCGTTTGAAATTATTGAGTTTGATAAGTTTCAGCCTGCTGGATTTAGAGACATGGCTATTAAGCTATATGAAGATAGGTATGGAGCAGACACACCAAAAGATTACGATGTGCTTCTAAAGATAGCAAAGAAACTAAAGGAACGAAGAAAGTATTCTAGGTATATTGGTGCTGACGATTTCTTTGGTAGTCAATAAAACAAAGGGGGCAATTAAGCCCCCTCTTTTTTTGTCCAATACTCTGCTGTCCACCAATTGTTATAGTCTTTTACACACCCGCACAAGTCGTTCGCTAACGCTGTACCGATAACATAAAGAAGCCACAAAATAAGACAAGAGTATATACTCCATTTAACGATTGTCTCCACTGCCAGAAAGAGTGCCACGACTTTTCCTGTCAGCAAGTTTCTGTATGTTGTTTTCCATGATGTGACCAAGATTCATTCCTAACTCATCTGCTAATACAGCACAGTACCAAAGAACGTCACCGACTTCATAGCCTATTTCAATTCGCTTTGCTGCGTATTCATCTGGTGCTGCGCCATCTCTAATAAACTTCTTTACCTTGTTTGCTATCTCACCTGCTTCACCTGTGAGGCCAAGAGTTAGATACTCCATTGCCCTTTCCTTTGGGAAGATGGCTGTCTCACATGCTTTAGATTGATATTCACTTGCTGTAATCATACTCTTTTGTTTCTCCTTCAGCCACTGTTTAAACTCTTGCTCCAAGTTCATTTATCTTCTCCAGGTTTTCGTAGTACGCGGCATTCCAACCCCGTTGCCACTCGCGATGTTGCATGGTGTTGTGATCCATGCCACTATCTGTATGATGGTATGCAGTACTCTTGCCCCTCTTTCTACCAACACATTTCTTAAACGCTTCATAACCCCACTCGTACTGAATACGAAGTGGGGCATCGTATTTCTTCAGACCATTACGCCTCATCAGATGATTCACCTTCTGCCTGTTGTTGTGCTGCTTGCTGTGCTTTCACCATTGGTTCTACAAAGAACTTGTTAAGCATCTCCAACTTATCGTGGTAGTCTGCTACTTCAGCAAGTTCATCTTCAATTGCTGTACCAATGTCTTGATGCTCACCAATGCCTACAGGGTTGTTAAGCAATACCTCGATGTTTGCGAGGTGCTTGTTGATGTGACCCATAAGATGGGATTGTTGTGCGTTAATCAATCGTTCTTTCATTTTGTTTCTCCTTGTGTTTCTGTTTTAACTTCTGCCATTCTTGGTAAGAGGGATGATTACGTGGTGGATTAAATTGTATCCAGCCTTCACCCCTCTTCCAAACTAAGTTAGAGTTTGTCTGCGTCTTCATTAAACGTACCATCTGGCAAGGCACTCTCTAACACACTCATATTGGTTGAGTCAATCTCGCCATAGATATTCAAGCACTCTTCACCCCAAGAAGATTTATTAAGTGTCAAGTCTTTGCAGTACGCATACAGTGTACTAAATGCAGCCGCTGCAGCAGCAACATCCTTTGTGTGTGTATCAAATTTAATCTTCATCTTTGTTTTCTCCTGCTGTCCAGTTATACTCTTCGTTATGTTTATCTACTGCTTTTTCAATTAAAGACAGTAAGCCCTCACTAATAAGTGCTTGTCTTGCTTCGTCATTACACTCAAACACTATAGTGGCTGAACCATCTTCGTGTTCGATGTAGTCCTTTATATCAATTTTTCCTGTCATTGTCAACTCCTTTCTTACGCTGCGTCCAAGTCTACTACCTCACACACGCCAGCAGTACAAGCCAACTCACGTCCACCTGATGTGGTATCTTCCTTCTCAAACTCCTGTAGCTTTGACCAGTCTACACTATTTGGCATCTTTGCCAAGAACTCTTTGTATTGTTCTGCATCAATGTCCTGATAAGGTGCTTGCTTATAAACATGGTCATCATATGGAAGGAAACTGATACCTGATACCTCATCGAAGTTTTCGTATACCCAAGAACCTACCTCAAACCATTCGTTTTCTTTGACAGTAATTGTAACGCTAGGTTTGTGTTCGCACCAGTAACGCTGATACATTAGCCACAACTCAAGTTGTTCAATAGCAGTCATATCTGTACGAGTTACAGCACGATCAGGCGACTTCATAGGAAAACTAAATACCGTTGTGCTGTCTGGCTTCATGTGATCTGGTTCAGCAGGAATACCAGCGCTAATCAGAAACTGTGTAATTGGGTCTTTGTTATCCCCTCGAACAGTCCTGATGTAGTAAGGGTTATGCCTTGCATGAATGCCTGATGCACTATCAACTAACTGACTGACTGTACCACTAGGCTTAACACAAGTAATGGCTGTTGATTGTGGAATACCAATCTGTTCAGCCAGTGCTGCATTAGTTTCGACAGCAACGTCACGTAGACGTTCAAGTGTCTGACCGATATTAATACCTAAATGTGCCGACTTACCAGACAACAGTTCATTATCCATTATACCTGTAAGGGATACACCAAGCAAGCGTTCTTCCTCTGTGTTTTTCTTCCAGATATTACGAAGATATTTGAAGTCAGTCAGTGTTGACTGGAATGTACCAAGAATTGTAGCAAGGCGAACCTTCTCAGATAGAGTCTGTTGTGTATCTGATGCACGTGCTACAACCTCTGATAGATTGCAGAACTGATATGGGCGTAGGATAATTTCACTACATGGATTACACCCAAACTCATGTTCAGTATCACGCCGACCATTCTTCGATGCTTGCATTTTTGCCGATTGCCTGTTAAATATACCACGTTCACCTGACCTTGATTCATACAAAGCCAGCCATTCGCGCATGAATGTACCCATCTGTGGCTTCTCTTTGTAAGCAACACTGTTGTTAGCAAGCATACGCTGTCCTTCATACTTAAACCAATCACCTGCTTTTGCATGACGCATCTGGTCATCGTTAAGATTAGACAACGAAATCAATGCGCTACGGCGTACACCACCGACTACAACAACCTCGCCAATCTTACACATAATGTCGTGGCATTCGATTGGATACAGCCTACGTCCTGATGCCGTCTTAAACTTTTGAATGATAAACTCAAATAGTTCTTCCAGTGGTGCTGGGCCAGATGCCCGACCACCAAATGTTTTAAGACGTGCGCCCGCAGGACGAACTTCTGACACATCCCATTTAGGAATTTGCCCAGCATACAACAGAGAGATAAGTTCACGTAGCGCTTTCGCCCAACCTGGACGGCTATCTCCGACCTTGATTACTGTATCGCTTTCTTCAAAGTGTTCATTTACAATAGGCAGTTTCTCAACGCAACTGCGTTCCACAGAAAAGCCTACGCCTGTTCCACACATGAGAATATACATTGTCTCGTCAAATGCACGTGGGCTATCTACAGGCACGTATGAGCAGTTATAGCCACCTACATGGCAACGATCTAGTGCTGGACCTGCAGTCATCAACGCCCTCATGCTAGGCATGATTTGCTGATTCAGTACAGCCTCTTCTAGTTCAGCCCGTAGTTCATCCGACAAGACATAGTTATGTTTGTCTGCAAGATGCTTTTCCATATAGTCAAAGTATCTGGATACAGTTTCAGTCCATGTCTCTCTACGTTGCTCATCTTCTTTCCACCTCGCGTAACGTGAGAGTGCAATAAAGTTTTGGTAGTCTGTTGGTAAATAGTTGTTCATAATATATCACTCCATAATTGTTTTTATATTTCTAATGTTAGCACCCTCTACTTCATAAAAGTATTCTTCTAAACTATCCTGTATATCCTGCCCTACATTTTCATCAGCTGGTATAGGATATTCTTCTGGGTCAATGTCAAGTGTAATGTATACTTTAACTCTTGTCATGTCGTTCCCCATAAGTTGCTAGACGATTCATATACCAATTAGCCTTTTTAATATCTTGATCGCCGTTCTTATATCTTTCTCGCCATGTGTACTTGATGTTGTTCCCCTTACAATACCCACGAAATTCTTCAGGTGTTAGTGCTGCTTCAATAGCCTCAATGCATTCAATACCTGCGTGATTATAGTGAGGTGGATTGTTTACCATATCAGGACGCACTCCGTCAAGCCATTTATTATCTGACTGTTGTTCTGCCTGTTCAGTCTTGTCTTCAAAGACAACATCTTTCCACTGTCGCTTCATTTCTATTTCTTTCATTATCTTATTATAATCTGTCATCAAGCGCTACCTTTCGTGTCTGTGTTAAAGTTTATTGTTATTACGTTACCATCTACACCCTGCACAACAGGCTTGTCACTTCTTTCATCAAACTCGTATGAAAAATAATTCTCCACATAGTTAGCAACAAAGTCTCTGAAAGCCTCATCCTGTTCCATCAAAGGAATTGTTGATAGCATACACTTTACTACATACTCTAAGTCCTCATATAAAGCCCTTGGTATTTCATTATCCTGTGAACTAATGACAGAGAAACTAGCCTCTCCTGTAAACTCACCTTCATCAGTTTTAATTGGACTAACACGAATAAGAAAATCTTCTTCTGTAATCTTAACCACTTCTTTATCTTCTTCGTTTTCCTCTGTCATTTATTACTCCTCTTCACTTTAGTTCCTGTAAATTTAATAAATTTCTGATGCCTATTTTTCCCCTTTTCCTTTAGCCATTCTTCAGGTATGATCCTATCATAATAACGAAAGCCATACTTTATGCACCACTCTGCGTATGTAGACTTAGCACCCTTGCGTAGCTTTCGTCTGCTGTTTTCAAATACAAAGCGAATATCTAATTTAGGATGCTGGCGTTTGATTGCAAGGTGCTTTCTTCTGTCAGCCGCTGTAAACATTCCCTTTGTCTCAATGATTATACCATTGGACAGCACGAAGTCTGGAGTGTATGTCCTGTAAGCAAGGTCTTCCCATTCAATCTTAATAGACTCGTAATCAAATTTTACTTTGAGGTCTGTAAGATATTCAGAAATCTTATGCTCAAGGCCACTACGAAATCCTAACTTACGTGCTGCCCTAAATCGTTTCGCATTATGCACTGCTGTATTCACTCGCTAGTTCAACATACGAAACAATCTTTGGTTCTTTAGCCTGCGACTTAACTGCTGGTAACTCTTTCATATGAGGCCAACACTCTTTTCTGTAATCACAGAACGAGCATTCCTTGGCTAGAATTTTATTACCAGTGGGCTTGCCTCTGAATGTTTCCTCTACAGGTTCAAAGCAACGCTGAAACTTATTGTCATCTACAGTCTTGACTGTTTGTACAATCTTCAACATTTCTTTTTCAGATTCAACATTAGTTGCTGGTACATATTTAAAGTTACCGTTTGCTTTATTAACTACCCACCAGCCACCTGGTTTTAAGCCAGTTGCTGTAGCATAGCCAACAAGTTGTCCGACATATCCGAAAGCATCTCCATCACGAAGAGTTTCAAATGACTCAAACTTGTTACGATAAGACCAATCAGATGCTGATTTAACATCATCAACAGCACCATCAATAACAAGGTCATATGTTCCATTAATGGTATGCTCTCCAATATCAAGAGATACATTTTCGGAATCACCATACTCTACTCCTGCTTCAGTTAATAAACCTTTGAACACTGCTTCAACGATGTCGCCAAGCATCATGTTCATTACGAATGTGGTTGGGCGAGGCAGGGCAGTCTCTGGTTTATTCTTCTCAAACCATAACTGGCAGGTTGGCCTACCAATATTTGACATGCGAAGTCTAAACTCTCTACTACCTGACTCACCAAACTGGCGAAGCACAGCCTGTCGGACATCTTCTGCAATCTGATTTGCAGTTTTTTCCGACATGGTAGACTTCCCATTGGAAGCCTTCTCCATGTAACTATGCAACGCCAGTTCAGCTGGATGGTTCATACTATTCTACCTCTTCAACATCAATGTCAACAAAAGATTCAGCGAGTTCTTTCTCTTCTTCTGTTGCTTTTTGTACGTTCTTCTGTTCCCATTCAGACAGAACCCAACGATTATGATTCTCAATCACAGCCTGAAAGTCGCGCAATAGGCTTTGATCTTCATCAGTAATCTCGTGCGTTGTGTTAAGGTCTGCCTCACACACAGGGATGTAGTATGGGCCATTAGGTCCAGTTCGTTCTGCAGTGGATACAATTATGTCATGCATAATTGGAAGCCTACGATGCTGGGCAAACTTGGCTGTAACGTCTGCGAAATTTTTGAACCCTTCCTTTTGGCTAATGTCAAAAACAAAAGGCACGTTCTCAAGTTCTGCTGCATTACCTTCCTCATCCTTTGCATCAATAAACGTGACAGTACCATACGTAGAACGTGTACGTTTAATTGATCGGATCAGGTCTTGTTTATCCTTTGACAAGGCATCAAAGTCCTTGATGTATCCAGAAGGTTTACCACAGTTAAACCCACCATAGTTGTCTTTAAGATCAATTTTAAGACTCTCTGACATGACTGTCTTAACATAGTTCTTTACATTTGGGTCATACTTCTGGTACATAAATCGTTGCATGAACATACGCATCTTAATCTTCTCAGCGTATATAGTTTTACCCTCAACGTCTGCCATAAAGAATGATCCTGCAGATACTATATCTACATTCATCATCTTACCATTGACCTCTGCCTTACCCTTGATGGGTTGGCTATGAATTTTGATTCTTGCAAGTGTGCTTGTGTTGTCATTTGTATCCGATGACATGCCCAACATCTGGGCCACTGCTGCATAATTATTAGAATCAATTACTGTTAGTTCACTCATATGTATTTGCTCCTTTCATTGAAAATAGAACCGTAGTTGTATCACACTACGTCTTTTGTGTCAAGCCAATTATTACCTATTTTTGCTTCCAGTTCTAGTGGTACATTAAACACTATACCCCAACGCATTGTAATTAAACCTGGAAGGTCATCATTAGTTTTTTTAATTATGTCCAGTACAGATCGTTCCTCGAATGGGTGTACGTCAATTACAATACTGTCATGCACTGTGTTGACAACACACGATCTCATGCCGTGCAATAACTTCTCTATGTGAAGCAGGGCGATGGGAACAATGTCTGCTGTAGCAAACGACTGCACAGGATAGTTCTTAATCTGTGTAAAATTAGTTACACGACCACTCTCAAGACGCTGTACACCCTCAAACTTAAACTGCCTACCAGA